TTTCTTTCGCTTTTTTAAAAACGTTACTGAGCGCTAAAGTATATGGGGGGGGTGTGCTGAAAATGCTACCCCTCTCCTCATCGCGCCGGCCCTAAAAAAATCTCCGGAGGGTATTTTTGGGTATCGTTCTCATACTTCTACAGCATTTAATAGGGCTCATAAGGTTTAACAGTTTTATATTTATCTTTCTTTTCTCCTTTCAGAAGATTTTAGGTTAGCCTTATGGGCTCTGTTAAGTGCTGTAGAAGTATTAACGAACTCTGTAAATTCCAAATGGAACACGACAATAATTCTACAAATATTGAACGAGAGGAGGAGGTAAGTATCATGAATAACGAACTAACCCACTACGGAGTCCTTGGTATGAAGTGGGGCGTTAGAAAAGCGGATAAAATCGGATCTCGAAAAGACGGTTTCACCATTAAAAAAGGAGCAACGATTTATAGAACTACGGTTACGGATTCTGAAATAAACAAAACAGGGCACGCGTTCGTTTCGATTGATAAAAAAGACGCTCTTGGGTATATGCGTAGAGGTAGACTTTTTAATCAAGCAGCATATAATATGACTTTTAAAGTAACTAAAGATCTAGTTGCTCCTTCAATGAAAGTTAGAGTCGATGAATTTATCAAGCTTCTTGATTCTGATGATTCTTTTAGGAAAGCTTTAGCTACCTCACAAGCTCAGTATCAAATTTTTTCATCTCCAGATAAAATCAAGAAAAAAATAGATCAACTTAAAACTTATGAGGAAAAGGCCAAATTATATAAAAGAGCATTAGCATTAGGAGTGGCTTCCAATGCTGAAGTTAGAGAAAAATATTTAAAAAGTCTTTCGGATTTAGGTTATAACATGATGATTGACGATGCAGACGCTGGAATCGTATCTCGCGTTCCATGTATCGTTTTCGACCGACAAGATAGTTTGGAAGTAATTTCGATAAAACCAGTAACTAAAGAAAGTATACGGGAATTTAAAAAACAACTGTAACTCAAACCAAATAACATTCTACCGAGAGGAGGCAGTAATGATGAAGAAAGCTAAGGCTGTAACCTCTTCTGAAAAATCCAGAAAGTTGAGACCAGCTTTATCTCCAGAAGCTAGGGAAAATCAATTAATATCCTTGGCTGTTGACCTTGCTGAAAAACAGTTGTTAGAAGGAACTGCTTCTTCTCAGGTCATTACGCATTATTTAAAGCTTGGTTCAACTAAAGAGAAGATCGAAAAAGAAATTCTCATGAAACAGAAAGAGTTGATTGAGGCCAAGACTCAATCGTTACAGTCGGTGCAAAGAATAGAGGAATTATATAAGAATGCTCTTGATGCTATGAGAAATTATAGCGGGCAAGGTGATCCGAATGATTATTAGGACGTATTCGGAATTAATCAAACTTCCTACTTTTGAAGAGCGTTATCGATATTTAAAGTTAAACGGAAAAGTAGGAGAAGCAACTTTTGGTTTTCAAAGATGGGTCAATCAGGAATTTTATCATTCAGATGCTTGGTTAAGATTTAGGGATAAGATAATCGTTCGAGATAATGGATGTGATTTGGGTGTAGACGGTTTTAATATTTATGGACCAATTATTATTCATCACATCAACCCGATTACTTACGACGATTTAATAAATCGAAGTCCGGCTGTCTTTGATCCAGAGAATGTAATTTCGACAAAGCTTTCAACACATAATGCAATCCATTATGGCGACGAAAGTCTATTGATTCTAGCACCGATAGAACGAACTAAAAATGATACATGTCCATGGAGACATAAATAAAAAGGAGGAAAGCAATAAATGTATCAGGATAATCTTCTTAAAGATGACTATCGAATCGAGGAACACGAAGAGTCTCAAAACTCTGAAGATGTGAAAATTGGTTTTGTGACAAATTGTAAAAAGCTAAATGTTCGAGAGGAACCCAGAATTGATTCCGCTATTGTTTGTGAAGTTGATTATCAAACGGAACTCATGATTGACGAAAATGAATCGACAGAAGAATTCTATAAAGTTTTTACGACTGCCGGAATTGAAGGATTCTGCATGAAAAAATTTATTACAATCCAGAAGTAAAGGAGAAACGTAATGGAGAGTATACTAACATCAATTAAAAAAATGCTTGGAATTGCGGAAGAGTATACACACTTCGATGCGGACCTTATTATGCACATCAATTCTGTATTTGCAATTCTAACCCAAATTGGTGTTGGTCCCTCTGAAGGTTTTTCGATCGAAGATAATACCGATGTATGGACTGACTTTATCCAGGATAATAAAAAATTAGAAAGCGTAAAGTCTTATATATACATGAAAGTTAAACTATTATTCGATCCTCCTCTTAACTCTTCCGTAATCGAATCTATGAACCGAATTATTTCAGAGCTTGAGTGGAGAATTCAAGTTGCTGCTGATCCGGTAGATTCTAATTAGGAGGTGATCCAAAATGAGCAATACATTAGTACATTACGGTATTCTTGGGATGAAGTGGGGTATTCGAAGAACTCCTGAACAGCTAGCGAGAGCTAGAGGACGTTCTACGACCGATGAGTCGCATGAAGATTACAAGAAGGCCCACACCTCAAAGAGCATTAAATCTATGAGTGATGCCGAGCTTCGTAATCGACTAAATCGTCTTCAAATGGAACGGCAATATTTAAAGTTATCTTCTAGCAATGTAAGTAAAGGAAGAGAGTATGTTCAAAAAATAATTAAGGCTGGTACCACAATCGCGGCTGTTACTACCACTGCTCTCACTCTTTACAATAACGTAAATAAAATCAAAAGCATTATAGAAGGTAAAAACGGATAAGGAGAGTCGAATATGGCATTATCAAACACTGCCGTTCCAAAGTATTACGGCATGTTTAGAGATGCCGTAATTCGAGGAGAAATTCCGGTATGTAAAGAAGTTTCAATGGAGATGAACCGTATAGACGATCTTATAGCGAATCCTGGCGTGTACTATGATGATCAGGCAGTTGAAGGATGGATTCGATTTTGTGAAAACGAATTGACGTTAACAGACGGTTCGGATCTTAAGTTACTTGATAGTTTTAAATTATGGGGCGAACAAGTTTTTGGTTGGTATTACTTTGTTGAAAGAAGCGTTTATGAACCAAATCCAGATGGACACGGAGGTCGTTACGTTAAAAAGACGATAAAGAAAAGATTGATTAATAAACAATATCTTATCGTCGGAAGAGGCGCGGCCAAATCTTTATACGGTTCTTGTATGCAAGCATATTTTCTCAATGTCGATACAACTACTACTCATCAGATTACAACCGCTCCAACTATGAAACTTGCCGAAGAGATAATGTCTCCTATACGAACAGCTATTACGCGGTCTAGAGGACCGCTTTTTAAATTTCTGACTGAAGGTTCTTTACAAAACACAACTGGTTCAAAAGCCAATCGTGTAAAATTGACTCCTACAAAGAAAGGAATTGAGAATTTTTTAACCGGTTCGTTGATTGAGATTCGTCCGATGTCTATTAACAAACTCCAAGGACTTAGATGTAAAATTGCAACAGTAGACGAATGGCTTTCCGGAGATATACGAGAAGATGTTGTCGGCGCAATTGAGCAGGGTGCTTCTAAAGTTGATGATTATCTAATCATTGCGACTAGCTCAGAAGGTACGGTTCGTAATGGTAGTGGGGACACAATCAAAATGGAGTTGATGGACATTCTCAAAGGAGACTACATTAATCCACATGTTTCTATTTGGTGGTATAAACTCGATTCGATCGATGAAGTCTCTGATCCACGAATGTGGCTGAAGGCTAATCCGAATTTAGGAAAGACCGTTAGCTATGAAACATATCAACTTGATGTTGAAAGAGCAGAAAAAGCTCCGGCCGCAAGGAATGATATTTTAGCAAAGCGTTTTGGTCTTCCTATGGAAGGATATACTTACTATTTTACTTATGAGGAAACGCTACCTCATAGAAAGAGAGATTATTGGCAAATGCCTTGCGCTCTAGGGGCAGATCTTTCTCAAGGAGATGATTTCTGTTCATTTACATTTTTATTTCCGTTATCAAATGGTTGCTTTGGCGTAAAAACTCGAAACTACATAACTTCGACCACATTAATGAAACTCCCTGCCGCTATGCGGGTTAAGTATGATCAATTTATGGCGGAGGGCAGTTTAATTGTATTAGAAGGAACTGTTCTGGATATGATGGAGGTTTATGACGATCTTGATAATCATATTACAGAATGTGGTTATGATGTCCGCTGTTTCGGGTATGACCCGTATAACGCAAAAGAATTTGTCGAGAGATGGGAATCTGAAAACGGTCCATTTGGTATTGAAAAGGTTATACAGGGTGCAAAAACAGAGTCCGTTCCTTTAGGTGAACTTAAGAAGCTTTCTGAGGAGCGGATGCTTTTATTTGATGAAGAATTGATGAGCTTTGCTATGGGAAACTGTATCACACTTGAAGACACCAACGGAAATCGTAAATTGCTTAAAAGACGATACGAGCAGAAGATCGACGCTGTGGCCGCTATGATGGACGCCTATATCGCTTATAAAGCTAATAAAGATGCTTTTGAGTAAAAAAAAGGGGGTGGTTAGTATATGGATAATGAATTGATTCATTACGGCGTTCTAGGAATGAAATGTGGCGTTCGGAGAACCCCACGGCTCAACTTGGCCACCTGACTAAAAAAAGATAACAAATGGATTAAGAAAAATGCCGCGAAAATTATGGAGAAGGCCCGTAAGAAATCTTCGAAAGAATTAATAAAATACGCCAACGAGTTGATGAAAGACCCAAACGCTGTTAATAAATCCGGTAAATTAAGTGCAGCCACCATTAATTCTTATAACAAAAAAATGGCTTCTCTAATGAATGAACGAGTTTCCAACTTAAGATCACCATCTGGTAAAGTTGTTCGATTTGTAGCCAAACGAGGAGAAATTGGAGTTTTCATGGCTCTTGCTGATCAAGGGTATAACATGAACCAACTAAAAAATGGGATCTATGAGTCGGGGAAAGTGGCATACAGAAAAACCGTAGTCAATAAGGTCTAAACAAAAAAAGGGGGTGGTAATTCAAAATGGATAATTCGTTTACTTCCAGATTAAAACATGCATGGAATGCTTTTTTTAACAAAGACCCCACCGATTATTACAAAAATGTTGGAACTAGCTATACTTACCGTCCGGATAGACCGAGACTAACACGCGGAAATGAGCGTTCAATAGTAACTTCAGTATACAATCGGATTGCTTTAGACGCTTCTTCAGTTAGCATTCAGCATGTAAGACTTGACGAAAACAATCGTTTCCTATCCGTCATCGATTCGGGGTTAAACAGCTGCCTCACCGTTGAAGCCAACCTTGACCAAACAGGAAGAGCCTTTATTCAGGATATAGTTATGTCAATGTTAGATGAAGGAAGTGTGGCTATTGTTCCAGTTGATACAACCTTTAATCCCGAAATTACTGGTTCTTATGATATTCTCTCAATGCGAACCGGACAAATTTTGGAATGGTATCCAAGCCATGTGAAGGTTCGTGTTTATAATGAGAAAACAGGTCGTAAAGAGGATATTGTGGTACCGAAGAGTACAGTTGGTATTGTAGAAAATCCTCTATACGCTGTTATTAATGAACCAAATTCAACTATGCAGCGACTTATTCGTAAACTTAACCTTTTGGATGTTGTAGACGAACAAAGCAGCTCTGGTAAGTTGGATTTGATTATTCAATTGCCATATGTTATTAAGACCGATGCAAGGCGTCAACAAGCCGAAAAACGGCGTCAAGATATAGCAGACCAGTTAGCAGGTTCAAAATATGGTATTGCTTATACTGATGGTACAGAGCGTATTACGCAGTTGAATCGTCCAGTCGAAAACAATCTAATGAAACAGATTGAATACCTAACGAGCATGCTATACAGCCAGTTAGGAATCACTCAGAGTATATTAGATGGTACTGCTGACGATAAAACAATGCTCAATTATTACAACCGAACAATTGAACCTATTCTCTCGGCTATTGTTGATGAAATGAAACGAAAGTTTCTAACTAAAACAGCTCGATCACAATTACAGTCAATTTCATTCTTTAGAGATCCGTTCAAGCTTGTTCCAGTTAGCGACATTTCAGAAATTGCAGATAAATTTACCCGCAACGAAATTATGACCTCGAATGAGATTAGACAGATTATTGGGATGAAGCCATCGGACGATCCTAAAGCGGATGAACTTAGGAATAAGAATCTAAGTCAACCTAAGGATGATCAAACCGATCCATCAAATGATGCGACTGGAGAAAAGATCGAGATGAAAAATAACGAATTAAAGGAGGAAAAATCAAAATGAAGACATATGATTTCAGCGGCTGGGCTACCCGTAATAATCTTAGATGCTCTGATGGAAGAACCATCATGAAAGACGCATTTAAGCATAATGACGGGCAGACGGTTCCTCTTGTATGGAATCACCAGCACAATGACCCGCTAAATGTTCTTGGGCACGCTCTGCTTGAGAACCGCGATGAGGGCGTATATGCGTATTGCAAATTCAACGAAACAGAATCAGGTAAAAACGCAAAGCTTTTAGTTGAACATGGAGATGTATCAGCTCTTTCCATTTATGCAAATCAGTTGAAGCAGCAGGGCTCTAATGTTATACATGGATCTATTCGTGAGGTTAGTCTTGTTTTGGCAGGAGCAAATCCCGGGGCATTTATTGATTCGGTCATGAGTCATGGCGAAGAGTCTGATGATGAAGCTATTATCTATACTGGTGAAGACATTTCTTTATTTCATGCCGACGAAAAGAAAGATAAACCAGTTGATGAAAAATCCGAAGACGAGGAAACCGTTGCCGACGTCTTCAACACTCTTACCGAAAAACAGAAAACGGTAGTTTATGCAATGATCGGACAGGCTCTTGAAGAAAAAGAAGAGTCCGAAGATAACAACGATAATAACGATTCTAAAGGAGGAAACAAAACTATGAAGCACAATGTGTTTGACAAGGAAGACGCTAAGAAGGATGTTCTTAGTCATTCCGACCTGGAAGCCATCTTCGCCGACGCTAAACGTTATGGAAGTCTTAAGGATAGTGTTCTCGCACACGGTATCGAGCAGATTGACTATCTGTTCCCTGATGCAAAGAATGTTACAGATACCCCTCAGTTCATTCAGAGAGATATGGGATGGGTTCAGAAGGTTATGAACTCCGTCCATCGCACTCCCTTCTCCCGTATTAAGTCTGTTCTGGCCGATATAACAGAAGATGATGCCAGAGCTAAAGGTTATATCAAGGGTAAACAGAAGAAAGATGAAGTGTTTACTTTGCTTAAGCGTACAACCACTCCGACCACCATCTATAAGAAACAGAAGCTGGATCGTGATGATGTAGTTGATATCACAGATTTTGATGTTGTTGCTTGGCTCAAATCCGAAATGCGTATGATGCTTGATGAGGAAATTGCCAGAGCCATTCTTGTCGGTGACGGTCGTCTTAGCTCTTCTGATGACAAGATCAACGAGCAGAATATTCGTCCTATTTGGAAGGATGATGATCTGTATACCATTAAGGCTCCGGTTGAAGTTGCTTCAAATGCTACTTCTGACCAGAAAGCTAAGGCATTTATTCGTGCCGCCATTAAAGCCAGAAAGAATTACAAGGGTTCCGGCGAGCCTACTCTGTATACCACAGAAGATGTACTTACTGATTGCCTTCTGATGGAAGATACTACGGGTCGTGTAATTTATGATTCCGTTGCTAAGTTGGCTACAGCTCTTCGTGTGAAGGAGATAGTTACAGTTCCTGTAATGGAAAATCAGACCAGAACAGATTCCGAAAACAATACTCTGAGTCTTATGGGATTGATCGTAAATCTTGCAGATTATAACGTTGGAGCTGATAAGGGCGGAGCCGTTAATATGTTTGATGACTTCGACATCGATTACAATGCTCAGAAGTACCTGATTGAGACTCGTTGTTCTGGTGCTTTGATTAAACCTTACTCTGCAATTGCTCTGGAGTTGAAAACGACAGCTGCCGGTTAAATTAAATAATTAGCAAAGGAGAAATTCAAAATGGCGAAATGGTACGGAGTAATTGGTTATGCTGAAACGGTGGAAACGAAGCCTGGTGTATGGAAAGAGCAAATAACCGAGAGAACATACTATGGAGATCTTGTTCGAAATACTCGTAAGCTTCAAACCGCTGATCAACTCAACGACAACATCAATGTTGCAAATGAGATTAGCATTGTATCCGATCCATTTGCCAATCAGAATTTTCATTCGATGCGATACGTTGAGTTTATGGGTGCTAAATGGAAGATTACAAATGTTGAAGTTCGGTACCCAAGACTAATACTGACTATAGGGGGTGTATACCATGCCCAGTAGGCTAGAACTACAGACTTTATTTGAGAATATTCTTGGAAGTCGAAATGTGTATTTTCAACCCCCTGAGTCAGTAAAGATGAATTACCCCGCTATTGTTTACGGTCTCGATAATATTGAGAACTCGTTTGCAGATGACGGGGTTTATTTATCTAAGAAAAAATATTTGGTAACAGTTATCGATGAGGATCCAGATAGTCCGATAGTGGATAAGGTCGCAGCTTTACCTACTTGTCGATTTAATCGGCATTTTCAATCGGACAATCTAAATCATGATGTTTTCATTCTATACTTTTGATTGAAGGAGGATAAAAATATGTCTAAACTTGTTTGGGATAAAACCGGAGAACGTTTTTACGAAACTGGTGTTAAAAAGGGCGTGCTTTATCCACAAGGACCCAGAGGTACTTATCCGAAAGGCGTTGCGTGGAACGGTCTTACGGCAGTGACTGAAAGTCCTTCCGGTGGGGAAGCAACTCCCATTTATGCCGACAATATTAAATATCTTAATCTTATCTCTGCCGAAGAGTTCGGCGCCACTATCGAGGCTTATACTTATCCGGATGAATTTGCTCAGTGTGATGGGTCTGCCGAGATTGCAACAGGTGTTATGATTGGACAGCAGTCTCGTAAACCCTTTGGTCTTTCTTATGTTACTACTCTCGGCAACGATGTCGATGGTAATGATTACGGCTATAAGCTTCACATCATTTATGGTGCTCTTGCATCTCCTTCAGAGAAGGGTTATGCAACTATCAATGATAGTCCGGAGGCAATTACTTTCTCTTGGGAAATTACCACTACTCCTGTTAATGTAACCGGATATAAACCTACGGCTTGTATAACCATCGATTCTACCAAGGCTGATCCTACTAAACTGGCTGCTTTGGAAGAAATTCTGTATGGTAAAGATCCGACAACTCCTGAAGGTACTGACGGAGTCGATCCGAGACTTCCTCTGCCTGACGAGATCATTACTTTGATGACCCCTGCCGCGGGCTAATTAATTGTTCATATTTAAACTTATTTTAGGAGTCGTATTCAGGATTATCGGCTGGCGGCTCCATATTTTATTATTCGAAAGGAGAAAAATTATCATGTTGAAGAAAACCATTACTTATACCGATTATAACGGTTCTGAACGTACTGAAGACTTCTACTTTAATCTTTCTAAGGCCGAGGTCATGGAAATGGAAATGAGTACAGCAGGCGGTTTGGCTGAAACGATTCAGAAGATTGTTGCTGCTCAGGACGCCCCGGCAATTATTAAGATTTTCAAAGAGCTGGTGCTTAAAGCATATGGAGAAAAGAGCCCAGACGGCAAGAGGTTTATCAAATCGGATGAAATCTCGACGGCATTTTCTCAGACTGAGGCATACTCTAAACTGTTCATGGAATTAGCCACAGATGCCGATGCTGCGGCTAAGTTTGTGAATGGCATTATTCCGGTAGATTCAGGTAAGACAACTCTTACTTCAATTTCTGGAACTAATCAGTAAAATATTGGAGGGTTGAGGAATGCTTCAAATTACGATACCAGCCGTTGAACTATGGGACGAGCGGAAACAGGAATTCGTTACCACAAAAGAGCAGACATTGCAACTGGAGCATTCCCTCGTCTCTCTTTCAAAATGGGAATCCAAATGGTGTAAAGCATTTCTAACAAAACAAGAAAAAACCTTTGAAGAAACTTTGGATTATATAAAATGCATGACAATCACGCAAAACGTGGATCCAGAAGTTTACAATTATCTTACAAATGAAAACATTGAAGAGATTAACAAGTATATAGAAGCTCCAATGACCGCAACTTATTTTTCAGATGACAAAACAGCAAAACCAAGCAGGGAACAGATTACGGCAGAGCTTATTTATTATTGGATGATCGCTTTAAATATACCGTTTGAATGCCAAAAATGGCATCTTAACCGTCTTCTTACTCTTATTAGGGTCTGCAATATTAAGAATCAGCCTCCAAAAAAGAGAAGCAGAAAAGAAATTATGAGCAGAAACGCTGCTTTGAATGCCGCTCGCAGAAAGCAATTGAATACAAAGGGGTGAGGCGATGAACAACAAACAACAAAAACGCTATAACGCGTGGCTTACAACCTTTACAAAAAAGGCAGTTGCAGTAATTCTTATTATCTCATTAATAGATTTACAGCTTTCATATATACTTGCTTTTATGGGTAAAGAGCAAATTGCAGAATCACTTTCTAGCACCATCGCCAACACCATCATCGGAGTAATGCTTGGATATTTCTTAAAAGCTCTTTTCGAAACATTCTTTGAAGAACGTGAAAAGAGATTAAATAAAAAACTCGAACAAGACTGTTCGTCTGAAGAAGACGAGTCGGTTGAATAAAGGAGGTTTTACCATGCCTATTTATTTTTTAACTACAGCGCTTTTAATTGTTTCTGTTGTAACAAATTTAACGGTCGAAGGAATCAAGAAGCTTCTTGACGGGACAACTGTTAAATATTCTTCTAATGTTTTGGCCGCTGTTTCTTCAGTTATAATCGCTTGTGCTGTTTACGTCATCTATATCATCATGAACGACATTGTCTTTTCTTTGAAGATTGGAGTCGAGATTGTTATTCTTATGTATTTTGGATTCCTAACCTCAACGGTTGGTTACGACAAAGTGGTTCAAATGATTAAACAGATTCAAAGCATCAAGGGGGAATAATCATGAGTAATAGCCCTTTGGTTAGTTATACCAAAATTAGCCCAAACAAGACCAGCCCAAGGAACCATAAAATTGACACCATTACAATTCATTGCGTTGCCGGTCAATGTTCAGTGGAGACTCTAGGCAATATTTTTGCATCTGCTTCTCGTAAGGCATCTTCTAACTATGGTATTGGGTCTGACGGTCGGATCGGAATGTACGTCGAAGAAAAAGACCGTTCCTGGTGCTCTTCTAATGCGGAAAACGATAACCGTGCTATTACCATAGAAGTAGCATCAGATACAACAGAACCATATGCAGTAAACGATAAAGCTTATGCAGCTCTTCTTGATCTGGTTACCGATATTTGCAAAAGAAACGGTATTAAGAAGCTTCTTTGGAAAGGCGATAAGTCGCTTATTGGTCAGGTTGATAAACAAAACATGACAGTCCATAGATGGTTCGCGAATAAGTCTTGTCCCGGGACATATCTCTACAATAAGCATCCTGAAATCGCAGCGGAAGTCAATAAACGGCTTGGTGTTAATGATGCTACAACGGTTCAAACGGATAAATTTGAACCTTATCGCGTCAATGTAACTATTTCAGATTTAAATATTCGCAAAGGTCCTGGAACTAATTACGCTAAAACTGGAAAATACACCGGAAAAGGCGTTTTCACTATTGTAGCAGAGTCTGAAGGGACAGGATCTACAAAAGGCTGGGGTAAGCTCAAATCTGGAGCTGGCTGGATCAGCCTTGATTATGCTACTAAACTGAGTTAAGGAGAATCCATATGATAAGTTTCAGACAAAAGGGCGACTTCTCTAAACTGACACGTTTCTTGGAAAAAGCAAAAGAGGCCGTTCGTCTTGGAGATCTTGATAAGTATGGTAGAGAGGGAGTAGCCGCCCTTGCGTCTGCAACACCTATTGACTCCGGACAAACTGCTAATTCTTGGTACTACAAGATTATACATAAGAACGGGTCAGTTTCAATCACTTTTTACAATTCAAATATTCAAAATGGAGTTCCTATAGCAATTATTTTGCAATATGGACATGGAACTCGAAATGGTGGTTGGGTACAGGGTCGAGATTACATCAATCCCGCCATCCAGCCTATTTTTGATAAAATTGCAAATTCTGCGTGGAAGGAGGTTACTAAGCTATGAGCACAACGATTGATCAAAGAGTTGTCGAAATGCGGTTTGACAACAAGCAGTTTGAAGCGAATGTCAAAACTTCGATGTCAACTCTTGACAAACTTAAACAAAGCTTAAATCTTACAGGAGCTTCTAAGGGTTTAGAGAATGTAAGCGCTGCCGCTAAAAACTGTGATATGTCCGGACTTAGTAGTGCTGTTCAGACTGTACATGCTAAATTCTCTGCTTTAGAGGTTATGGCGGTTACAGCTCTAGCTAATATAACCAATTCCGCGATTAATGCCGGAAAGCAACTTGTTTCCTCGTTTACAATAGACCCTATTAAACTTGGTTTTCAGGAATATGAAACTCAAATTAATGCTATTCAAACTATTTTGGCGAATACCTCCTCAAAAGGCACAACACTCGAACAGGTTACCTCTGCGTTAGATGAACTAAATAAATATGCCGATAAGACCATTTATAATTTTACTGAGATGACTCGTAATATCGGCACATTCACGGCCGCCGGTGTCGATTTGGATACTTCTGTTCAGGCAATCAAAGGTATTGCAAACTTGGCTGCCGTCTCTGGCTCAACAAGTCAACAGGCAAGTACGGCTATGTATCAACTTTCTCAGGCTTTAGCAGCTGGTACTGTAAAACTTCAAGACTGGAACTCGGTTGTAAATGCCGGTATGGGGGGTCAGGTGTTTCAGGATGCTTTGAAAGAAACTGCTCGTGTTCATGGTATTGCCATTGATCAGATGATTAAAGATGAGGGTAGTTTCCGTGAAACACTACAAAAAGGTTGGCTTACTTCTGAGATTCTAACAGAAACCCTTGCTAAGTTTACTGGCGATCTTAATGAAGATCAGCTTCGGACTATGGGTTATACAGATGAGCAGATTAAATCCATAATCAAAATGGGGCAAACCGCTAATGATGCTGCTACGAAAGTTAAGACTTTTACCCAATTATTTGACACTCTTAAAGAAGCGGCTCAGTCTGGTTGGGCTCAGAGTTGGGAGATTATTGTTGGCGACTTCGAAGAGGCTAAGACACTACTTACTGAAATCAGCGATATATTCGGTGGACTTATTAACAAATCGGCGGATGCTAGAAACGCACTTCTTCAAGGGTGGAAAGACCTTGGTGGTAGAACCGATGTAATTGAGGCTTTTAGAAATACTTTCGAAGCCCTCGGAAAAATAATCAAACCAATTCATGAAGCCTTTCGAGATATCTTCCCTCCAATGACAAGCAAACAATTGTTTTCCTTAACTAATGGACTAAAAGAGTTCACTGAGAAGTTGAAAATAGGAGACGAAACCGCCGATAAAATTAAACGAACATTTGCCGGTCTATTCGCAGTTCTTGATCTTGTTAAAGATGCTTTTTTATTTGTTTTTAAAGTAGCTGGTCAAGTCTTTAGCTTATTTGGAGGACCGACAGCTGGGGGTATTTTAGAACTAACTGCAAGGTTTGGTGATTTCCTTGTAAAACTGCATGACACGGCCGAAGAAGGAAACGTATTTATTAGAGCTTTTGAAAACATTAAAGCAATCCTTATGACAGCGGCAGACAAAATTAAAGATACCATTACAAGAATTAGCGATGCATTCAAAGGTTTTAAATCTATTGATATGGCTCCTTTGGACGATTTATCGGGACACGCTGAAAAAAGTTTACGCCCGTTTACTCGTTTGGGAGAGATCTTCGGAGCAGTATTTGAAGCGATTGTGAAAGTTCTTGAATGGGCTGCTCCTATTGTCGCCAAACTTGGAAGCATTATTGGAAAAGGATTAGGAGCTCTAGCCGACAAAGTAAGCTATGCTGTCGAGAACATGGAATTTAATGAAATTCTTGATGTTATTAATACTGGACTCTTCGGTGCTATTCTATTAGGAATTAAGAAGTTTATTGACTCATTAACAAATATTACATCAGGAGCTGGTGGTTTTCTTGATGGTATTACTGGTATTCTCGATGGAGTTCGTGGTTCTTTGGAAGCCTATCAAAGTAGCCTAAAGGCTAAAACTCTTCTTACAATTGCTACGGCTATTGGCATTCTTGCAGCGGCTCTTGCCGTTTTATCAATGATTCCAAGCGATAAACTCACTACTTCCCTAGTTGCTATTAGCGCCCTCTTCATCGAATTGTCAGCTTCAATGATCGTTTTCGGTAAAACTATGGGTAATATCAAAATGGCTAAGATTTCGGTTCAGTTGGTTGCTATGGCTACAGCAATTCTCATTCTATCGAGTGCCATGAAGAATCTTGCTGAACTGAATTGGGAAGGTATTGCCAAAGGAATATTAGGAATAGCAGCTCTTTCTGCTACTTTGGTTGTTTCGGCCAACATGTTAGACAAGAGTTCAGGTAAACTCATCAAAGGTTCTACTGGATTGATCGCGTTCTCAGCAGCAATACTTATTTTAACACATGCTGTCGACAATCTTGCACAACTTAGTTGGGAAGAGTTAGCTAAAGGTCTTGTTGGTCTTACCGTCATTCTTACAGAAATTGTTGCGTTAACTCATCTTATGGGCGATGCTAAACGAATGATTTCAACAGGCTTAGGTATGATAGCATTAGGAGCTGCAATAAATATATTTGCATCAGCGATAGCCACGATGGGACAACTTTCCTGGGGTGAGATTACCAAGGGACTTACTACAATGGCCGGAGCTTTAACCGCCGTCACAATCGCTCTTAACTTTATGCCTAAAGGTATGATTAACAAAGCAACAGGTCTTATTGTACTTGGCGCAGCTATGAAAGTATTTGCATCCGCTATAGCTGAAATGGGTGAACTTAGTTGGGAAGAAATCGCCAAAGGCATGACGGCAATGGCTGGAGCTTTAACCGCTATTACGGTTGCTATTAACTTTATGCCTAAAAATATGGTTGGTATTGGCCTCGGTTTAATCGCAATCGGAGCAGCTTTGTTAATTGTTTCAAAAGCTATAGAAAATATGGGTGGAATGTCTTTGAGTGAGATAGCTAAGGGTCTGGTAGCATTAGGAGGATCTCTTTTAATTATAACGGTTGCTATGAATGCTATGACTGGCGGATTGGCAGGAGCCGCAGCAATGTTGGTTATGGCTGCCGCAATCGGTGTATTGACTCCCTCACTTAAAACTCTTGGCAGTATGGATCTTGCTGAGATAGGCAAAGCATTGTTAGCCTTAGTCGGAGTGTTCGTTGTGGTTGGTGCTGCCGGATTGATTTTAGCACCATTAACTCCTGTTCTATTAGCTTTAGCTGGGGCTATAGCCCTACTCGGGATTGCTGTATTAGCTATTGGTGGCGGTTTACTTATGTTCTCAGCTGGTTTAACCGCTCTCGCAGTTGCTGGTACGGCTGGAGCAGCCGCTTTAGTTGTTGTGGTAACAAGTCTATTAAGTCTTATTCCTATGGCCCTTGAAAAGCTTGGAGAAGGAGTTATAGCATTTGCCAATGTCATATCAAATGGTATGCCTGCAATTATGGAAGCAGTTAGACAAATAGCCCTAGGGCTTATTCAGGTCCTTGTAGAAGTTACACCTCCCGTAGTAGAAGCGTTATTATTATTTTTAATGACACTTTTAGAACAACTTGCTAACGCTGTTCCACAAATGGTGGATGCCGGTATGCGTCTTCTTATAGGTATTCTCGACGGTGTGGCTTCTCATATTATGGATGTGGTTGTTGTAGCACTTAAAATCATTTCCGAATTTCTAAGGGGTATTGCCGAAGGAATTCCCGATATAGTATCTGCCGGTGTAGACATTGTCGTAGCATTTTTAACAGCTATTGGACAGGAAACACCTCGAATTATCGATGCCGGATTCAAAATGATAATTGATTTTATTAATGGACTAGCTGATGCTATACGTACAAATACTCCTATACTCGGTGAGGCTATGGGTAATTTGGCCGGAGCCATGATCGAAGGGCTGGTTGGCGGTATAACGGCTGGTATTAAAAGTGTGGTCGATTCTATTAAAAATCTTGGAAAAAAGGCTGTAGACGGATTAAAAAGTTTCCTAGGCATCCATTCACCTTCTAAAGTATTTGCTGATATTGGTATGAATGTTGTTCAGGGTCTTATTAACGGTATTGGTAATATGTATTCTGATGCAGTCCAAGCCATTATCAAGGTCGTAACTGGTATGGTCTCAGCTATAACCAATAAGATGGGAGAGTTCTTATCAAAAGGTCAGGAATCGATGACCAACTTCAAAAATGGCGTTTCCAATAAACTCTCTGATGTTAAGAATGCGGCTACCGATGTTATATCTAATGTTTTGTCTGGAATCGGTGGTAAATTATCTGAGTTTACCTCCATGGGTAGTAATTTGATTAATGGATTAAAGACTGGCATACAGAACGCAGCTTATAGTGCTGTTTCAGCCGCGAAAGGAGTTGTTTCTGATGCTATTTCCGCAGCTAAGAATCTGTTAGGCATCCATTCGCCTTCTAAGGTATTTGCTGATATTGGTAAATACTCCGATGAAGGTTTTATTCAAGGTTTAAAAAGCTACTCTTCGAAAGTTGCAGACGCATCTGAGGATGTTGGTAAAAGTGCTATAAATGGAATATCTAGAGCTATTTCAGGAATAACAGATGTTTTGAACTTTGATATGGATATGGAGCCAACTATTCGTCCCGTCTTAGATCTTACGAACATTCAGGCTGGTAAGAAGAGTTTATATAACATGTTTAGCGATGGTCTAAACGTGACTGGCACGATCGGACGTGTCTCTTCGATATCGAATGAGATAAAATCAGACTCGTCTGTCTTAGGCTCCTTAATCGACGCTCTTTCTAACAAAACAAAGGCAGAAAATCAAAACGTTCTTTCTTTCGAAGGAATGTTTAAAGGAGCCGAGTTTAATGTTCGTAGTGATAGCGATATAACAAGAAT